ATTTGCTTTATATGGAAATGAGAGCGCAAGCAGCAATGTTTTTCCGCAGCATTTGGGGCGGTCTTAAACAAACATTTGGCATAAAAAATCCAGCGACAGATTTGCAAGGGTTTGCATCTGGCGGCTATGTTGATCGCCCGTCGATTGTCGGCGAAAATGGCGCTGAATTGTTTATTCCTAGAACGCCCGGCACAATCATTCCGAACGGATCATGGCAGCAAATGATGGGCGGCGGTGGCGGCTTAACGGTCAACGGCAATTACATTGCCAACATGAGCGCCATTGATACGCAATCGGCAACACAATTTTTAGCATCAAATAAGCAGACCATTTGGGCGGCTTACCAATCCGCGAACCGCATGGTTCCAATTTCGAGGTAATCATGGGATTGCAAAACATTCTTGCGGTCGCTGAATCGGTTGGCATTAACGATCACAAATTCGTGGGGCAAATGCTGTCAAGGAATATGCGGATCAGCACCGCAGAGATTTTGACAGTGCAACCGTTTGAGTTTGAAATCAAGCCGATGAATTACTTGCTTTATTCGCAAAGCCGGTCAATTTTATCGACGCTACGCGAAGTTGATCGGCAGAATGAGCAGTACCTAAATTTTGGCTCAACTGGTTGGCTAAATTACATTGCATACCGTGGCGACATGAGTGGCGTACAAATCAACGCTTGCACAATTCAAACCGGCACGACTGGCAAAACGATTGTTTTAGGTACGCTGCCAGCAATATCTAGCGCCGCATTTATTGTAAAGACGGGCGACTTTATCCAGATTGATCGGTATGCTTACATCGCCACAGCAGACGTGCAGCGGGGCGGCAGCGCGACCGTAAACATACCGGTGCATCGTACCGTAATGACTACAGTGGCATCGCCCATTGGCGCGGTTATTGGGCAGTTTGGCACGACCACCAGCTTGGGCGGCAGCACTTATACCGGCGTGACTTTCCCGGTCATCATGCGTGACTATCCAACTTATACGCTGGTGCCAATGACCAATGATTCGTTTATCGCTTGGAACGGCGGCTTTCGCGCAATCGAGGCGGTGCTATGAATCCCATCGTACCGGTTCAGAATACTAATAATATTCGCTATGCCAACTTTGTACGGATTACAACGCCGAGCGCCACATATCGCTTTGCCACCACACCAACGGCATTAACCATTTCTGCGGTTGACGCATCGCCATTTTCCGGGCTTGGGCAGCTTGTATCTGTTGGCTCGGTTCAGCGCGACATCAAATCCACCGCAGCAGAAACAACGGTCACGCTGGTTGGTATTGATACGTCGATGCTGGCGCTAGTCTTGGGCGCTGAACTCAAGGGTTCGCAGATCGAAATGTGGCATGGGTTTTTTGATCAGAATGATGCGCTGATAACGACCGGCGGCACCGGCGGCTTGTACCAATTCTTTAATGGCTACATCAACTCATTTTCCATCGCCGAGCAATGGATGGAAGAAGCGCGGTCTTATGTTGGCGTGGCTACCGTGTCGGCATCGTCGGTGCAATTGATTCTACAAAACCGGATTGCAGGCAGATATACTAATAACAATTCATGGCAGTTCTATAACAGCGGCGACACATCCATGAATCGAGTGAATTACATATCCACCATTAATTATTATTTTGGCAAGGGTGCGCCAGCAACATCATAAATTAGGAATAAGACATGATAAGAGAAGCAAATAAATTTGATGTCGATGGCATCATTGAAATGTTAAAGCATTACCGGGCGGCGGCACCGTTGGATGTTTTGAAATATGCCGACGATGAAGAATATATTGGGCGCATGATTACTGAAATCATTGCAGGCATGGGTTTTGTGTTGGTGTCGGAAAAGGATGAGCAACTTACAGGAATGCTGATATGCGCCAAGATTCCAAATATCTGGAATCCAAAAACATATCAGTGCAGCGAGGTTGCATATTGGGTCGAAGAAGATCACCGGGGCGGCACCGCCGGATATAGGTTGATGAATGCGTATATCAAAAAGTGCGAGGAATGGAAACGGCAAGGCAAAATTCATTTTTACACAATGTCAAAAATGAACAATTCGCCAGATTTGAAATACCAAAAATTTGGCTTTGAAAAACTCGAAGAAACTTGGTTTAAATAAATGCCATCATCAATCGTTGCTGCGTTTGTATATGCTGCTGGTTTATATGAAACATCGGCAGTATTTGCTTTTGCGGTCAACATGGTTGCATCGGCAATTGTGGCGCGAGTGTTTGCGCCGGATCGCCCTACATTTGATTCGGCTTCTGCAATACCTGATCCCGGCGCAAGAATTACAGCGCCACCAGCAGGCGACAACAAATTACCAGTGATCTATGGCACCGCTTACACAGGCGGCATACTGGTTGACATGAGTATCAGCAGCAATAACCAAGTTATCTATTACGTTATTGCATTGTCGGAAGTGACTAACACTGAAACCGGCAGCACACCCGACACATTTACATTTGGCAATGTGTATTGGGGCGGCAAAAAGGTTGTTTTTGATGGCACCGATCTGACCAAAGTAAATGGATTGCTGGATGAATCAACCGGCTTGACCGATACATCGGTTGCCGGGAAGATGAATTTTTATTTTTACCGCAACGGCAGCAGTACGCCGACAAATGGCGCTGTTAGTGCTATTGGCATCATGTCGGATTCCACACTGGTTTATAAGTGGAATTCAACAAAGCAAATGTCAAATACGGCATTTGCAATTGTCAAACTGCAATATAGTCAGTCTGCAAATATTCGCGGTCTGGATAAAGTTTTATTTCAGCTTACCAATTCACGCACAAAGCCGGGCGATTGCATTTCTGATTACTTGCAATCGACGCGATATGGCGCAGCGTTGTCATCAAGCGAAGTTGATTCGACCAGCTTGGCGGCGCTAAATACTTATTCCGATGGCACATACACATATTTTTTGCCGGGCGGCAGCACAGCATCAAAAACAAGATTCCGATTTAATGGGGTGTTAAGCACTGATCAACCCATCATGACCAATCTGCAATTGATGGCAAACAGTTGCGATTGCTTGATCAAATACAATGAAATTACTGCCAAGTGGGGCGTAATTGTTCAATCGCCTATTTACTCAGTATCGCTTGCGTTGAATGACTCAAACATTATTTCGGCATTGACCATTACGCCAGTTGATATTAGCAACAGCTTTAACATTGCCGAAGTTAAATTTCCCGATGGCTCAAATCAGGATTCATTTAACAGCGCGACATTTGATCTTGCGGTCATTGATCCGGCGTTGTTGTTTCCGAATGAACCAGTAAACAAACAACAAATTACGCTGCAATTTGTAAACGATAGTCCAAGAGCGCAGCTATTAGCAAATCGATTCTTGAAATCATGCCGGGAAGATTTGCAAGTGCAGGTCAAAATTAATTATGTCGGCTTGCAACTTGAAGCAGGCGACATTGTGACCATCACGAATACCAATTACGGTTGGTCAAGCAAGTTATTTAGGATTGCCAAGATAGTGCAGGAATTTGGCACCGATGGCAGCATTACCGCAGCATTGTCGTTGATGGAATTTAACCCATCGGTTTATGACGATGCATCGGTCACTGAATTTGAACCAACGCCAAACACCGGCCTTGCCGATCCGCTGGTGTTTGGTACCGTTCCTGCGCCGGTAATAACATCGCCAAACCCAAGCGCGGTTAATCCATCATTTCAAGTTAATGTTACCGCTAGTTCGGCGGGCATTATCGAGTACGCTGAAATTTGGTATTCGGCTTTTGCCAATCCAACCACAGCGCAAAGAATCTTTGCAGGCACCACAGCGATACAGGCAGACGGCAACCCGTATGCGCCGGGCGTGGCAATGCCAGTTGTTACATTGTCTGGAATTGCGGCAGGCAATTGGTATTTCTTCGTGCGCATGGTCAACGAATTAGGATCAAGCCCATTTTCGTCGGCATCGGCTTTGTTTCAATGGCGACCAACTACATTTACTTATGACAATCAGTATTTGATTGTTGCTTATGGCGATAGTTTGACGGGCACCGGCTTATCGTCAAGCCCAATCGGCAAAAATTATTACGGTCTGTTTAATTCGTCATCATCATCATTCAGCACAAACCCGGCAAACTATACTTGGTATTTGGCGCAACCGACATTTGGTACAGCAAACAAGCTTTGCTATATCAATCGAACTGGGCGCACATTCAGCTTTGGCACAGCGCCAGCAGCTTATGCGGCTTCAACTGCGGCGTATGTGCCATCGTCAACATTTGATGCCTCGTTATGGTCGGCGCTGCCAGATGGCGAAAATTCAATTGATCTGGATATACGCACCGGGCAATTGCTGACCACAGGCACGACCACAGTGGGCGGTGGCGAGATTGCGATTACCAACAATCCCAACGGCACGTTGGTCGGATCGCTTGCGCAGTTTCTTGATTTTGGTGGATCGCCAACATTTACTAGCACCGTGTCGCAGTTGACCGTTGATATTTATGGTCGCGTTGTTGGCTTGGTGCCGCCTGATGGTTTTTACTTTACATCATGGGAAGCGGTCGCAACCGCAGGGCAAACGGTATTCACGCCAACCACTAGAAACGCAAGCTATATCAACGGGCAAGATTGGGTATTTAGAAACGGCATTTTATTGGTGCCGACAAGCGAATACACAGAAACCACTACATCGGTCACATTATTAAACGCTTGCGCAGCAGGCGACAATATCACAATCATATCTTTCCGATCCACAAGCACATCGGTTTATTATGCAAATATGGATATTGCTTATGCTTCCGGGTCGGGAACTAACACGCTTACATACTCAAATTTGCCAAGCCAATTAATTAACGCAGGCGATGTGCTGACATTTGCAAATACCGGATCGCCAACGCAATACACAGTATCGTCGATCAATTACGCAACCAAACAAATCGTATTTACCACCACATTCACGGCAACGGCAGGCAATTCGGTTTATCGCTATCGCGCACTTGGTTCGACATATCGCACGTTTAGCCGATGGGATGTGTCATTAAGCGCGGCATCAACGTATTCGCCGACACAATTTCAGATTGTTTCTGGTGCTGAAATATTGTTTTTAAATGGCACAATTATGAATGATCAAGATTATGATCTTGCATCGAATGTATTAAACAATTTTCCATCAACAGCAACCGGCAATTTAACCATCATTCAATTGGCGCACAATAACTTTGGGGTGCCTAGTGGGTCGCCATCATTGATTTCAACTTATACAGTAAACGGACAAGCGGTTTATTCTTTTTCGTATGATCCGCTTGCGTTTGAATTGTATTTGAATGGATGCATTGGCGTTTCTGGAACAGACTACACAACCGCAACCGGCACATATACATTATCGCCAACACCAGACAATAATATAACGGTACTTTCACAACAAACTTTTGCTAGAACGGGTGCAGCATGACACAAGCATTTAATCTTTCACAGCTTGCAAACAGAGTTAATACCAGTGGACAGCTTAACGCTTCAACGGGATTATTTAACCAAACACCAGTTGCTAATGGTGGCACAGGCAAATCGACGGTTACAACGGGCGCTTTGTTATTAGGCGCAGGCACATCGGCGATGACCGAATTAACTGGTACAACGCCCGGAACCATTGTTGCATCAAGCCCAACTGGATGGAGTGCGCAACCGCAAGCATCGGTTGGTGGTGGTGATTACATTATGCAAAGTTATACATCGCCAAGTGTATGGACAAAACCCGGAACAATTAAAGCAATTAAAGTAACTATTGTTGGGGCTGGTGGAAATGGTGGGTCAAGCACAAGAGTTGCTTCGGTCAATACTGGAGTTGCTGGCGGTGGTGGTGGGGGTGGTTCATTAATTGGTTATTTTGATGCATCCGCAATTCCGGGGCCAATAACAGTTACAGCAGGTGCAGGTACAAATTCATTTGGGTCTTTAGCAAGTTGCACTGCTGGTAGTAATGGCGCCAATAGCAGCACGCCAAGTGTGGCAGGTAACGGCGGGGCGGGTGGTACAGGCACACCATCCACAAGCGGAAGTGTAGTAAGCATAATTGGTACTTCTGGCTATCCCGGTGACTCTGGAAATAGCGATAGTGGGAAAAATGGTGTATCTGCATTATTTAATGCAAGACAATTTAGTCAAGCAGGCACAAATCAACCGGGGAGTGCTGGCACAGGATATGGGTCAGGAGGTTCCGGTGCGGGGGTAAAGGCGGCAAGTAGTCCCGGAACAGCGCCGGGCGGCGCAGGATCGCCGGGCATTGTTATTGTTGAGGAATTCTATTAATGAAAGCTTTAATTTCACCCTTAGAACAAGTGATTGATTATCTTGGCAATTCGGGATGCCGCGTTGCGCAAGTTGAACCATTGGCATTTGAAGTTGCCGATCCATTATATTGGATTGATTGCCCGGATGATTGCGTTGCTGATCAATGGTACTGGATCGAAAACGGATTGCGACCAATACCGCAACCACCGGCTGAAGAATAAAACACGACAGGACAAAATAATATGTGCGACAAAATTTCACAATTTAACGTCAACAAATATGTGCATCTAAAAGATTTTTTGCACAAAGATTCATGCGCGGAATTGACCGCAGCATTAAAAGATTTAGTCGCGCAACAAAAGACAACCAAAGATGAGCAATGCCCATTGTCGGAAGCGGTGCATGGGGCAATGACGTTTGATAAATTGCTGGTGGATTTGTTGCCGCATTTTGAAACAGCATCCGGTCGCAAGTTATACCCAACATATTCCTATGCTCGGCTATATGCGCCGGGCGATGAATTGGTCAATCACACTGACCGAGAATCATGCGAGATAAGCGCGACAATAACGCTTGGATTTGATGGCGATGTTTGGCCTATATACATGGGCGACGATATCGACAAATCTAACGCTTTCGAAATCCGCATGGATGTTGGTGATGCGGTCTTGTATCAAGGAATGACCAAGCATCATTGGCGCGAGAAATACACCGAAGGCAAATGGCAGGCGCAAGTGTTTTTGCATTACGTCGATGCTAACGGCAGATATGCAGACTGGAAATTTGACAAACGCCCAAGTTTGAATTTGCCGCAAGAAGTGCCGCAGGAATATCAGCAATGGGTTTATACCGATATCCTCACGCCGGATGCTTGCGACAAGATTATCGCGGCTTATGATCCGCTGGATAAATTGCCGCCGGTAATAGGGTCGGGCGATGGCGCAATCAATACAGAAATACGCAACGTCGAGCGCGTGATGCTGCCGGTCTATAAGGACATTGGCGGCAGGCTGGCAGCGGCAGGCTTGGCAGCAAACCATCGCGCATGGAAGTTTGACATTACCCATGCCAATCAAGCCGAGTTTCTCAAATACCCGGCAGGCGGTCGCTATACGGCGCACATGGATACGTTTTTGAATCCAGATACCGAGTGCCGCAAGCTAACGGTCTTGGCTTTTCTGAATGACGATTTTGAAGGTGGCAAATTCTACTTTCAAATTGCACATGAGAAAATTTATCCACCGCAAGAAAAGGGTACGGTTATTGTGTTTCCAAGCTTTTTGCCGCATGGCGTTGAGGATATAATCAGCGGAACTCGATATTCGGTAGTGTGCTGGATGGTCGGAAAGTTTTTCAGGTAGAAATCATGGATTGTCAAAATTCAAACTGCCAAGATGCGGCAGACCGTGCGGTCAAAAAAGTGTTTGCCATTTTGGGCGTTGACATTGATCGCCCGGAATCGGTCGAAGAATTCCGCGAGGATTTGCGCTTTGGCAAAAAGCTGCGCAAGATTGCTGATCACAGCACATTGGCATTTGTCGGTGTGGTTGCGGTTGGCTTTGCAAGCTTGCTTTGGATTGGTATTCAATCGAAGTTTGGGAAATAATCGGGTGACAAAATTGATCCGATCACACTGCTGGCAACTGCAAATGCTGCGGTCGCGGCGGTCAAGGCTGGATGCAAGCTTTACAAAGACATAAAAAATGCCGCCGGTGATGTCAACGATGTATTAAAAGATTTAAAAGAACAATACGACAGGCTGACCAATCCAACACCGGCGCAGCGCGAACAATACGAA